TAATGTGATAAATGACTGGGCGTTGCTACTTAGTTGTTGATCGATTGAAACATCGCCATAATAAGTAGCACCAGTCCATGTAGACGTGGAAGAAACACGGGGTCTTAACAATGTGTTAGAAAATTCCCACCTAACTCTTCGCAAATAAAGTTTTTTCCCGGATGGTACTGAAAACGTATTTAATGCGATTGTGTAAGGAAAGTTTGGAGGAATAGTAATATCGTCTACATACCTTTGCACCACAAACCGGTTTTGGTGGTCGTGATGCAGCGGAAACCAGGGTGTCCAGTCGGTTGCACTGTATCGTGTTCGTACCCACACCTGACCACCTAGGTGCGGCACATATGTTTGAGTAAGCGCAAATGAGTCCGCACGGTCAACGGTAAGAACTCCGTAACGAAACGCTTCTGGGTCATTTATAGGGGTTCCTTCCAAATCTATTACCCGATATATTCCTGGCGTGACAAAATCATTCCAATCACTTTTGTAATTGACGTCTGGCCTTCCCCGATAAATCGTGAAGCCCTGTATTGTAATGTCGCCTGTGGCGTTGTCTCCCGCTTTATTCAGCGGGGTATATCCCAAATACGGCTGAACCTCGTTTTTCATCGTGTTCAGCTTATCCGCCGTAATGATGTCCCCGGTTACCCAATCCGTGAAAAACTGATTTTCCGGCATATCTCCTCCTATCCAGCGTCAGTATAGCCAACGCGGGCATAACCCACGCGCCGTTCAGGTGGCGCGGATGTCTCCGTAGAGGTGTCGGTTAGCGCTATTTCGTCGGTGGTGACCTCGAGGCGTTCGGGAATCTCGCCACCAACGCTTTTTATCTCGGGTCGTAGCAGAATCGCAATTACCTTCTCGAGTTCTTTTGCCATGATTCCTCCTAGCTGAGTGTCAGCGTCCACTCCACCGTTAGCGCCAGCGTGTTGTTTTTTGCCACACTGAGGCCGGTTTTCTGCGCTATATAAACCGAACCGTTGGCGTTGGCGTATAAACGGACTTCATCAAACGTATGCGGCTGCGTGGCGGGTTGCGTGGTGGGTACGTATAGCACCGCCACCACATTTGAGCCACCCGTGATGTAGCGGTCGGTCAAATCGGCCTTGTAATATTCAGTTCCTCCCTGCCATAGGCCGATTTGCGTTAGCCCTGGCGAGTAGGGACGATTTACCCCGTCATTCAAAAACAGGCTTGCCAAATAATCCCGTCCGGTAGGAATAATCGTGTTGGACTCGTCTACCAACACAACATCCCTCGCGCCAGCGTGCTGCACGATTTTCACGCGTCCTCGCAGTTTTATCTCCATATCAGTATGTCACCTTCCCTAATCGCTGCGCGCTGATAGTCCAGACGCGGTAGTAGTCGTTAGCCTGGAAGCCGGTGCTACCATTCAGGTAGCTAGGGGTGCGTAGGCGCACCTCGCGAATCAGAAAATCCCCGCTGATGCCAAGTCGAGGTATATTCACGCGCTGCACTTGGCCTACGGCTAACCCTGGACGCGTTGTGCTATAGGTAAGCCCTATCTCGGGCCAGGCCTGATCGTTCAGCGCGGCCTTGGCGACCTGTATCGCTACGCTACGGTCTTTGATGTCCTCGTTCACCACGATACTTTCCCAGATACCGTATGCGTTGATACTCTCGTTATCTCGCGCATTTATCAGGATAGTGGATTCGTAGCGGTACTGGAATACGATACTCGCGCCGCTGGCGGGGGTTGGCGTGCCGGACGTGGCCTCTACAACGCGATTCTCGTAGTCCACTAACCAGGACACCAGGCCGGGGTCAATTTGGTTCTTCTCGCCAATAGTCTGGGCCACGCCGTCAATACTCATCGTCAGCGACCCTCTGACGATTCTCTGTCCCAGCGTGAGGCCGAAAATACGTGTGATGCCATCACCGGTAACGCGCTGCTGCACGAGGTTGCTCTGCACCGTGGCCCCTTTCACGTAGACCAGGTTGCGTATCTGCGACACGTCGTCAATATACGTCAGATTGCCGTATGGCGCGCTGGCGACGTATGGCGGGTTGCTGTCCTCTATCAAGTCCCATGGCGCGTTGGGGTTGGCGGGTTGCCGGAAATAGACGTTTTTGTAGTAGTCAATCCACCACTCGTAGCCGACTGTTTTCGCCAAATCCTCGATTGCGTCTCCTACAGGCTGATAGTTGACGCGCCAATCGGCTACCAATGGGCCACTCTGCACGTTGGCGAGATTGAAACCCCCTACGATACCCACCAAATCACTGACGATAGCGCCCGCGTTCTGGTTCTGATAGGTGCGGATCGCGAGTCGGCGGTTCAGAAGCGTCTGATAGTCCTGCGCGGTAACCTGAATCTCGATTTCCCCGGTGCGGGAATCCCCCAAAAACGCACGTGGCGCGTTGACGATGATGCCGCCAAACTCGCGCACTCCGGCTATCTCGAGGATTACCTCCTGCGTGGGTTTGGGAATACTCGATAGCTGCGCGTCGGTCAGCCGCATAGAAAACTGCAGGGTATCTACCTGGCTGGATAGCACCGATACCCTCTCGAGGGTTCGCCACAATACCTGATTTGAGCGGTCAACCCCTGCGATGGTCAGCGTCATTCCCACGCTAGACCCCCATCAGCGGCAGGCTGGCGCGGCTGATTTGCCGCAGGTTATCGTACATCCGGCGGCCTACCTGTTCGGCCACCATGCGACCGTCCAGATATATCTGCACGATAATCGGTTGCTGATTGCTATTTCCCGCGCTTAGCGTCAACTCACCCCGGCGGATAGCGTCAGCAAAACTCCCAGGGATAATCATCTCACCCCGGTGCACGACCGCGAGCTGATCAGCCGGTACTGACGGCGTTCCCATATCGAAAGAGTTCAAAACTTGCGATTTCAGCGCCTCCAGCGCGGCAGTTCCGGCTGCGGCGGCCAGCAAAATGGGGCCTTTAGCCGCCAGCGTAGCGCCAAGCGTCAGCGGGGCCATTATCGCGGCTTTAGCGATTTCTGCCGCAGATGCTACGGCAATCTCAATAAGTTTTTGTTGAATGATATTTACAAGCAATTCACCTAACGCTTTGAGTACGTTACCCTTGTGTTTGTCCATTAGCGCGCCAAACGCGGTGACATATCCGGCCCAGGCTTTTAGCGTGCCGGCAACGGTTTCGTTGGTTTGCCGCGAGATTTCTCCCAACGCGCCGGCCATCACGTTGGCCATGTTGGCCCAGCCGGTGGCCCACTGATTTCTGGATAGCTCGGTAATGGCGCTACCTAGCGTGCTGAGTGAGCCAACAATCGTGCTAACGATGTTCTGCACGCGGTTGCGCACACCCGGCAGCGCGCTATCAATTCCCTGCGTCAAACCCTGAATCAAAAACACACCGATGGCGGCCATCTCGGTTGACGGCGATTTGATTCCTAGTTTCTCCTTCCACCACTGGATGAACTGGGAACCCATTTTTGAAACGCGTTCCTTGATGTCTTTCCAGCGTTCCTCGAGGCCTTTCCAGAAGCCTTCAACAATGTTTTTCCCTACCTCGATAATGCCGTCCCACCAGACCTTGAACCCTTTTCGGAAATCATTCCAGCGGTTAGCCAAAAACGCCGCAGCGCCGGTAGCGCCACTCATCGCGGCGTTCCAGCCGTTCTTTAGCGCGTCCCAGATGGTCGCGCCGACTTTTTGCACCTCTGTGGTGAGTTTTCCCCAGGTCGTTTGAATAGAGGTCACTATTCCCGTCCAGAGATTCTGCACCGTTGCCGCGATACCCGCAGCGCCGTTCAGCGCGGCGTTTATCCCCGACCTGAGCGCGTTCCAGATGGCCGCGCCTGCCTCTAAAAAGGGGCCGAATATCCCCTGTTTGGAAAAAAACGCCTTGACGTTGGGGATAACTACCGAATCCCACCACCACACCAGCGCGTCGGCCACTTCTCTGGGGTCTGCGCCCAAAATCAGTTTGAATAATCCGGTGCCGAAATCGGCTAAGCCGGCTGAGAGTTTCTTCCAGTCCAGCGCGGCTAAACCGGATAGCGCTTGCAGCAATCCCGCTAGAATCTGCTGCACACCCTCAAACTGTTTAGATTGCAATAGTTGCGATACAAAGCTGTTCCAGGCCGCTTTTAGTTTGGAGTTGATGTTCTCGTCGGTGACGGCGGCGGCTCTAGCCAGTGCGCCGCTGTAGTTTTTGAGTGCGTCCTGCGCGGCTTCGGAGAACTGGCCTATGGCGCTGGCGGCCAGCGCCATATCTTCACCGACCCGTTTACCAAATAGGAAGTTTAGCGCGTTGATTTCCTCCTCGCTGAGTTTGCCGTCTCGCATGGCGTTTCTCAGTGAGGACATTATCAAATCTCCGATTTTAGCGGCTTCGTTTTGGACGGTCTCGCGGCTCAGCCCCAGCGTTTTGAAGGCCTCGAGGGTAGCCTTGTCGGGGTCTTCCCCACTTTTCCAGGCTTTGCGCACCTCCGCGACTTTCTCGCCAAACGTGCGTAGCGCCAACGCAGCGGCGTTAACATCGCCACCACTCGCGCCGATAGAGGAAAGGAAAGTCAGTAGCTGGTCAAAATCTTTGAAATAGGTGCGTCCGGTCGCGCCTAACTCCGCCACCGCTTCTGCCAGCGACTCGGGACTGATACCCACCGCGTTGGCTACCGATATGATTTTATCGGCAAGTTCGCGAAACGCTTTATTCACGTCAGCGTTGGGGCCAAAATACAGCAGGATGAGTTTACGAAAAGTTGCGCCGGCCTCGTCAATCCTCTGACCGGTCGCGTCACGCCAGTCCAGAAGTAGCTGCGCCAGGCCGTCTTTGTTTCTGGGATTGAATATCCTGAACGCGGTCTCAACACTCCGCACGGCGGCGACAACGTCCTCGAACGGATTGTCGTTTTTCCCTGCGAGTCTGAGGATAGAGTCCCGCAGTTTGGGAATATCCTCGATGCCGCGACCGGTCATGCCTGCAATGCTGGCGGCGGCTTCATCCGCAGACGCGTAGACCCGGTATAACGCCGCGCCGACGATAGCGCCGGCGCTGGCCAATCCCAGCAGGCCCGCACGCGCTACCTGCGCACCCAGCGCGAGCCTGCGGTTTAGCTGCGTACCCGCGTTCTGCGCAAATTTTTCTGTCTCGCGCAGCTGTTCCCGCACCTGCTTCAGCGCAGGCCCGGCCTGGTTTTTGGCCGCGATGACTATGTTGATGACGTTATCAATAGCCATTAGCGCCGCCTCGCCTGTGCGCGTTTGAGTTCGTCATAGAGTTTTTTTGCCTCCTCGTCCTCAGCGCGCCAGGTCGGTATAAACGTCTGCATATCGAACGCCAGGTGCCACGGTTGCCTATCATCCAGCGCCTCGCTACCCCATATCAATACGCTGGGTAGCGTGCGGGTCTCCCGTGCCAGACGAATCAGCGCCGTCCTGAACGGGTTGCTTTTCTCGAGAAACGCCTTGAAATCGAGGGCCGCCAACCTTCGGTTTAGGAGTCAGCGCCATGATGGCCTCTACGAGTTCGTTTTGCAGCTCGGGAGGGATGAGGGAGACGTTCACCTCCCCCTCTCCCAGCAGGATTGCGGGTTTATCCACGTGGCGGTAAATCAAAACGCCACCATCGGGGGTTTTCTCGCCAATCAGGCCGCGTTCCAGCATGAGTCTGGCGGTTTTGAGTCCTCGCACCGCGATTGCGGGGTTTTGCAGGATAGTTTTCGTGGCCTCCTCGCGGGCCTCCTCGGGGGATGAGACCTCTCCCTCCTCGAGTAACATCTGCGTCAAATCCGGCAGTAATCCCTCGGTGATGAATAGTTCGTGTAAATCCACCCGCTGCAGGATGTAAGTCGTGCCGTCAGAGGCAGTATATTCGCGGCTGGCTTCCTGTTTGATGCGCTGGGTTAGACTCATAGTCTTTTAGTAGCCAGCAACGTTGTTGATCAGCACGGCCTGCATAGCGAGCCCGGTGACGAGGTCGTATTCGGCTGAGAGGCTGAACGGCAGCGTGATGCGTCCCTCACCGCCTACGTTGGGGCTGCCATCGAGGTTTTTCATGGCGGGAAACGTCAGCGTCAGCCTGGTATTCGCGCCCTGCGACCACTCGAACGACCAGTAGGTATTGCCGAAAGCGAGAAAATCGTTGTACAGCGTGTTGTTATCGAAATCTGCCGTGCCGCTGACCTCGATGGTGCGCATACCGTTCCAGGCCACGCGGGAGATAATCCCACCGTTGTTGTTGATGGTGCGCACACCCTCGAGGTTGTTGTTGATAGCGATGGAGATGTCCTGTAGCGAACCAAATGCCACATCGTTACGCCGCACCAGCGCGTCCAGCGTAAACGGCGTGTCGGTAGGCAGCGCCACGGTTGGCGCGCCGGGAGAGTCGTAGTTGGCCCCGATCCATTGAGCCTCGAAAGTCAGCATGCCGCCTTTTGCAAACGAAAATGATAACGATTGGCAGACGCAGCCGGAGTAGCGTTCGATGACCCCATCACGACCGACCGTAATCGAGTACGGCGGCAGCGCGGCGCTGTTGGAAAACCGGCCCTGGGTGGGGTTGAACGTGTGGGTATAGGGACCGGTGCCGGCAGTGATAGGCGCACCCAGCGCGGCGCGTAGCAGATGTCCGATCAGGCTGGGGTATACCGGGCCGCTGAAGCTGCCGCCAACGGTAATCAACCCCTTGTAGCGGGGACTCTGGTCTAAAACGCCACGAATCTGGGCCTCTGCGATGGGTTCAATCGAGACCTTCAGACTCTCGCTGGAGAACGGGAAAAACGCGCTGGCTGCGACCGGCGTGTTCCAGGTCGCCTCCTTACCCAAACCCAAAAACGATAACGCGCCAACCCTACTCATGTTTTACCTCCTGGTTCTCGGGGCCTTCGGCGGCCTCGAATAGAACGCCTAGCTGCTGCAACGGGTCACCCGGCAAATCTGCCACGCGATGGACTGAACCCGGCTCGAGGATGCCGTAGCCTATCACGGCACGCGGCTCGGGATGAACCCAGCGCACGTATTCGATGGTTGCGGTTTGCGGGGACTCGGATTTGTCGGATTTTTTCGGCATAATCACCTCATATCAGGTTTTCCACTATCACGGCCTCAAACTCGATGCGACGCGTGCCGACGATAGGTGTACCCAGCGGACTCGGCACCTGACGCACGTTGCGCATGAGGAGTTTTTCGTTCAGCAGGCCGCCAAGGGTGCGGTCGGACGTGATGGCGGCGCGCACAGCCATCACCAGTTTCCACAGCCGTTCGTTGGACGCGTCCAGGTCGGGTTCTTGCAGACTCACGTATACCCCGACCTGCAAACGCAAACCGTTGAGGGGAAAACCAGGCCGTCCTGGTTCATCTATCAGTTCCATGATGTTGACGTGGCACGCAGGCCAATCTTCGCAATACGGGAACTCACGCAGCGTGATGTCGCCAAACCCACCCCACCAGCTACCCAGCGCAGGAGAACCCGGTGCTAGGTCAGGCCAGCCGGCAATCTGGCGAATGAGTTGTTCCTGCACCTCCCACGGACTAGCCATATTTGGCGATCTCCCGGATTATTCGCTTAGCGCGCCTATCGAGTTCGGCCTGTCCAGCGCGGCGGCGTTTGCGTTCCTCAACAATCCTTTTCGACAGCCAGGAGTTTACCATATCGTCCATGCGCTGCACGGCCTGCGGGGTAAGGTACATGGCCTGCCTGGGGCCACCCTGACCGGCCCCGGCATAGCGTGGGTATTCTCGAGTGCTGCCAAACTCTACAAATGCGGAGTCCTTGCCAAAGTGATATTCCTCAACGGTATACGCGGTGCCGGTGGTCAAATCTTTGCGAAACTCTCCCGTGAGTTGCAGAATATCCCGAGGATGCGCGCTGGTGCGTTTGATAACGCTGGCCAGGTAGCGCGCACTGAGTGGTTTCCAGGGTGGATGTCCCGCACCACCGTTGCGACCGCCTGCGTGGGCCTCGAAAATCTCCGGCTGCACGGTAGTGCGGTAGTACTGGACGAGTTGTTTTAGCAGGGGCTCGAGTTGCGATAGCTCCTCTCCGATGGCCTGCAGGAAATCGGCGGTCTGTCTGGCGGGGAAGGAATACTCGGTCGAAATCATCAGTCGAACTCCTTTCCGCTGGCGGGGTTGTGATAGTTGCCAAAATAACCGGCCTTAGGCTGCACGATTCGCGCAGCCGATTTCTGTTTGAGACTCGAGAACAGCGCTTTGGCGCGGTCGGTGGCGGTAATGCCGTAGTCGGCGAGTCTATCCAACGCGGCAATGAACGCGGTGCCATTCTGCAGCGCCTTTAGCTGCGACCTGGCGCTGGCGCGATAATCGGCGGCGGCGCTGCGTTCCTCCTGCGGCTGGAATCCGCGCACGGGGTCGATCAGATACGCAGCCGCCAGCATCATCACTATTGGCCCCAGCGCGGTGTCGGCGGGATCTAGCACACCGGCGGGGGAAATGATATTGCCGTCAGAATCGCGCACATACGCGGGAATGCTATACAGCGCGGCCAGCGCACCTCGCACCTCAGCACCGGCGCTGAGGATATGTTCCCTAGCGCGGCTGCGCTTTAGCGCGTCCCACCTAGCGTAGTCCTGTTCGATGTAAAGCGCGAGCCGCTGCGCGCTGACAATCATCAGCTTCTCCTAGGCCGACCACGGCGGCGCGATTCAAGCTGGGACTCGTTTTCGGGTTCGGCTTCAGATTCGAGGGGTGCGGCCTGGGACTCCTGTTCGGATTCCTCCTCGAGTTCGAGGATGGCCCCTAGCTCCAGCAGAGGCCGCGCCGCTTCCTCATCTAGCAGCACGGTCTGGCCACCCTCGTAGTACTCACCGTTGTGCAGCAGGGTTCGGCTGGGTTCCACTCGATAGCGTTTTTTCATGCTGGCCTCCGATAGGTTGTAGCGGCCCCTAGCTGCTAGGGGCCGCTACCTATCACGCCACGGCGTTCTCGAACAGGAATCCCGCGTCAGGCGCGATGATTTTCTCATCGCTGTTCCACGCCACTTTGGTGAACAGCGACCCCTTCACGCCGCGCTTGTAATCGATCTCCTGGTAGACGTTACGTTCGGTTTCGACAAACGTAACGCCAAAGGTCAGGGTTTTCACGCCGGGGTTTTCCTGCACGTGCAGCAGCGCGGCGTGTTTACCCCAGGCCCGCACCAGGTTAGGCGGCTGGCCGATGTTGGCGGTATTCACGCGGCGGCGGCCTACCAGCACGCGCTCGATGCCGAAATCGCTGAGATATTGCTGCAATTGCTGCACGGTAGCGCCGGCACCGGCTACGCTGGCGTTGCCACCGAGGGGGAATAGCCGCGCCGCCACTTTGGGATGACGACGCATGACGCGCCAGGTATCCGCGCCGAGTACCAGCGTGTTGGGAGGCACGGTCAGGCTATCGGCTGCGTCCTCGATAGCCGCCAGCGGGTCGGAGTTGGTGTAGTCACTCCACTGGCTGGTGCCGGAGAGGGTGATTTTGTTGCCGGTGGGGTAGCTGGCCGCGCTGAACACCTTAGCCGCCACCCGCGCCTCCTGCTGGTTTTCCAGCGCTTCAGAGAGGTTCTCCACCTCATCGGCGGCGGGGTCAAGGGGGTCGTCGGCGTTTTCGATAGCCTCGAGGGGAATCCAGCTACCGAGGCCGTGGTCTACCACGCTGTAGTTATCGGTGGACAGTTTCCACTGCGCCTCGTTGGGCATAGCGTTGGGGGCCAGGGTGTCGTCGAAACGCTGAAACGCAGTGGCCTTATCGAAGATGTAGTACTTGTCCGACCTCTTCTGCACCTTCTTAATCGGCATCACCTGCCGCCAGATGGTCTCCGCGTTGGTGTATTTGATGGCGAGGTCGTTTAGCGCCTGCTGGATGTGAACATCGTTAGGGTTGTACATGTTACCCATGGTTTCCTCCTATTAGCCCTGAATGCGACCGGGTGAGAGTAAAACATCGATTAGGTCGCCGGATACACCTGCCTCGAGGGCTATACCTACTATGTAGGCGTTGACCCCAGCAGCGGGGTTGGCGATAACACCCTGTCCGCTGGCGTTGCTGGTAATGGGATCACCGGCTGCAACAGCGCCACCGAGTTTCACACGCGCTATACCGGACACCTGGATGGTAGCGGCTTGTCCGGCGGGGGTGTCGTATAACGAAACGCCAATAATCGCGGTATTCGAGCCGTTAGCCGTGGCTGCCTTTTTGCCAGTCGTAACCCTTACCAGCAGGTTTTCGGAAAGCCCGCCAGTATCTGCTATCAATGGGATGTTTAGCAGTTGCTGCATAGTTTCTCCTTCCTAGTTCTCGCGCAGGTGCGGATATTTGCGCCGCGCCGCGAGGTAAAGATCTTTTCTGCGGTAGTTCTTTTTGCCGGCCTTCTTCCACTCTTCCTCAACCTCGGCCACGGCCTGCTCGAGGGTGATGCCGCCAGGGTCGGTGGGTTTGCCGGTGCGTTCACCGGCGGGTACTAACCCCACACGCGCCAGTTCCAGCAGGGCCTCGACGGCGGTTTTGCCGGGGGTGAGGTATAGTTGTTTGCCGCCTTTGGCAAGTTTGACGGTGGGTTTGGCCTCATAGTCAGCCTCGAGGAGGGGACGCATCAGCCCAATCACACTCGGGGGGATGCGCGCCTGCTCGAGGGTGTCTATTATGGCCTTTACCTCAGCGTCGTATTTCTCGCGCTTGAGGCGGGCAATCTCCACTTCACGAGCCGCCAGCTCACGCTGCAGCCTGGCGACTCGAGAGGGACGCAGATCGGAGAGGCGGATAGGCTCCAGATCGGGGATATAGGGACGGTTCGTCAACGCGCCGCCTAGTAGCGCGCTACCCACGTTCTGGCCGGTGCGCTGGTCAATGAGGGAATCAACCACCGAAACGGAAAACCACGACCATTCCTTGTTCTTGATACCCTCCAGCGCACGGGGGGTAAACTCTATCAGCGCGTAGACGCGGTTGCCCTCGAGTTTTAGGTCTTTGATGTATCCCGAGGCTTTCTGCATCTCGGGGGGCAAATCCTCGTCCATCGCGTGGCCATAATCGATGGCGATGCAGGGTTTGCCGTCCTCGCAGCGGCCACCCATTACTCCGCGTTCAAGGTTGGCCTTCCACTGGCGGAAGTGTTCCTCGGTGAATACAACGGAGCCGTATTCGGGATGTTCGTACTCGCCAAGGTTGACGATGTTCACCCACACCTCGTTGTTTTTGGCGCTATCCAGCAGCCGTGGCCCGATAGCGGAGATTAGCGCGCGGCGGTGGGCCTGCGCGGGTTGGCGCATTTTAGCGGGGGTTTCTGGTTGCTGTTCCTGTTGCGCCGTCTCGATTTTTTCGGGTTCTCCCAGCGTAGCGTTGCCGTCTGCGTCAACCGTCACCGGAATGCGCCAGAGGGTCTTCACGCCCTGGTCGTCAATGACCAGGATTTTCACGCTTTCCGAATCCTCTCCCAGGTACAGATACGCATAATTGCCCGAGAAGAGTTCCTGCAGAAGATCGCCTATGGCGCTTTGCGCCGCCTGGTACAGGGGGCCGGGGGTAGATACCGGGGCCTCCGTTGCAGCGGCTTCTAGGGGGGTTGTAGCGGCTACAGGTGGCATTGGCTCGGGGTCGGGGCCATCATCTACAGCGCTGACCTTTTTCATCAGCGCTGCAATAGCCGCTATGGTGTCCACGTCCCCCATAGCGTTAGCTGCGTCCAAAGCTCGCTGTAGGTGCTGTAGGACTTCATTCATTCGTTACCTCCTGCTAGGTAAGCCTCCAAACTGCGGATATACTGGATGATACCATCCAGCGCTTTTGCGATGTGGGGCGCGCCAGGCCCGGCAAACGCCAGCAGCGTGGCTACGGGAATCTGGTCTGGCGCAAATGCGACTTTTACGGCGGTTCCGAGGGATAACCCCTGCGGCGGTTTTTTCCGTTCGGCCTCCTGCAAACTCAGCAGCAACACTCTGCTGCATAGTTCTACCCTCTCTTCAACAGGTAGAGAACTCATCAGCCGCTGCATATTCTCCTCGGTTCGTATTTTCTCCAACGTATCTACCATGATTCTCCTCAGAACAAATCAGCTATGCGCCGCTGCCACTCACCGGTCTCGGGGTTGTACTCCTCCAGCCAGCAGCGGCAGTTCCAGCCGCACTGACTCGTGCCGTCGCCAGGGATGGCGGGGAGCTGATCCACGCTATCGTATTCACCGGCCCAGGCCAGGCAGTCGGGGCAGTGGCTGGCCTCGTCATCAAGCCGCCAGCGGATTTTAGTAGCTCTGCCGGCGGCCTCCAGTTCGCGTCGGCGGTCAACCCAGCCGCTAACCAGGGTTGACCAGTACTGACCACCGGCAGCGCGGGTGAGGATACCCATGCGTATGCGGATGAGGCCGTCGAGTTCGTTTGGGTCTACCTCGGCCTGGATGATGTCGGAGTAAAGTTTGTTTTTTAGTGCAGGTAGCACCTCCTCTTTGACGATTTTCTCGGCCTGGGCCATGCGTTCGGCCAAAGCCGCGATAGCCTGAGGGGATAGCGCGTCTCCATAGCCGGCGCTGTGGGCCTCGGGAAGGTTGGCGCGATACGCGTTCAGGATGCGTTTCTCGAGTTCGGCTAGCTGCGCGTCTAACACAGTCGCGGCGTTCTCCGGCGTGGCGTTTCTGAGTGCGCGTGCGGCCTCGACTAGCCACTCGTCATAGACTTCGGCCACGGCCTGCTGAAACTCGGCCGCCATGGTCTCCCAGGTGCGGTTGTAGCGCGGTTTGCGCACGCCGGGGATGTCCTCGAGGCGCACGCGCACGCGGGGACGGCGTGAGAAAGCGCGCCGGGTAATCTCGTCCACGCCATCGGGGGTGTCGGCGGCGGGGGTCTCGCGCACGGTGTCGGGTTCACTCGAGGTTTTCAGCGGAATTTTTAGCTCGTTGGCGATGGCCTCGATGTCGATTCGCGGCGCGGGGCCGGATTCTCGCAACAGCGGGGGAAGAATCGTGGATTTGAATAAATCCTGCAAAAACGCCTTGTTGGATTTGCTGAGTTTGGTCGGTGCGAACACCGCGTCCGGCACGTCCGGGCCAAAGTTATAATCAATCAGCGGCCTGGCCCAGCTTTTCGCGATAGCGTCGAGGAGTTCCTCGAGTAGCGCCTCCTCACTCATCAGGAAGAAGTCGGTCAGCGTCTCGACCATGTTATACGCGCCGCCACCGGTGGCGGTGGTAGCCGCGATTTTCTCCGGCACGAACATGGCCCTTAGCTTTTTCAAATCGAGGTGGTCAATGTAGGAAGTGAACTCGGATTGTTTGTTGGGACCGTTCAGGTATTCCAGATCCCAGCCGCGCTCATAGCGAATAGAACCGTCCGGTTGCTGCACGGCCTGTAGCGGCAGCACGGCGGCGGCTCCTGACCGGCTTTCCTCCGCGAGTTTCGCGGCGGCCTGCTGGTTGGGGTCGGTGATAGGTGAGTTGGGGTCGCCGGGATCAGCAGGTTGCGGGTTCGGCTCGTAGAAGATTTTGCGCTGGGGGATACTCTGGTCTTCAAAGTAGCGATTCGCAAACTGGTAGATGAGTTGCTGCCACCACCACGGCACGTAGGCGCGGCGGGTGCGCGGGTTGCCGTAGCGATTGCCGAACTCGAGGCCGTGCGTGTAAATAAGCGCCTTCTCCTCGGGAATCTCTATAACGCCGTCTGCGCCCGCGATTTGTTTGAACCCCATCGGCTCGCCACGCGGCCCGGTCTCTAGCTGGATACCGGCGGGATGCAGGGGTTTGATGCGTTCGTATACCACAGCACGCGCCGACCACAGCACCGCGCCGTTGGGGTCGGCAATAACGCGGTCGGCGTAGCCGAATAGCTTCTCAGCCGCCACAAAGCCGTACTCGAGCGCGGTCAGCAGATCGCGCATGAGCTGCATACGCACGCGGTCGAACTCGTTTTGCAGGAATTCCCGCACCACGCGGTCAGGATGTAGAAACTCAGGACGCACGGTGAGAATCGGGAGTTTGATAATCTCGAGGGCCGCGCCGATCTGCGGATCCAGCGCCAGCCGGGTGAGGGTCTGAATAGACAGCCGTTCAAGGCCGCCGGTGCGGGGGTCGATTACCTGCGTTGTTGCGCGCCCCGCGCCGGATACCTGCGGGTCCTGGCGGCCCGTGAGTTCCCCCTCGGGTGGTTTGGAGAGTTTCTGCGCGGCGGCCAGTATCATGGCGGCCCGGCGTTCACCGAGGATCAGTTTCATCTCGGCCTGTTCCTGCGGTGTGAGAGGGGGGATAGGGTCGGTCATTTGCGGAAACTCCCGGTGGGGGTGACGGTAGCGCGACCGGTAGTGGTGGGTTGATGCGCGCCGGGTTGAACAGCCGGAGATAGCGCGTGAAACGCATACGCAGCCGCGTCTATCATATCGTCGTGCTGAGACTCGGGAAACGCCAGCAGTTCGTCCCGGAACGCTGCCGGGCAACCAGCGGGGTCTAATCGCACCATGTGCTGTTCAAACCGCGTCAGTAGCGGCAGGAAGCGGGTGAGTTTATCCCGCGCCGGACGTATCCCGCGCACAGGTAGCGCCGTGGTGCGTGCTAACTCCTGCACTATAGCGGCCTGGTACTGCGTCTGTTCAATGGCGATGATATAGGGGTTATGGCGCGCCGCTGCGGCCTTGATTCGGTTTAGTATCTCGTGAAAAGCGGCCCGGAATCGTTCGACCTCTTTGATGTAGACGATGCCGGTTGAGGGGTCGCGGCACATCGCCACGATAGCGGTGTAGTCCGCGCTGTCGCGTTCGCTGATGGCGAGGTCAACGCCTAGCGCGACGCGTAATCCGGGTGGACAGGGTGCCTCGAGAATCATCTCGGGTTTGACCAGGCCGCCGCCGAACGCGACGAACTCTGCCAGATACTCCTGGCGGAACACCAGCTCAGGGAGCTCGCGCCGGCGTTGTTCGATTTCCTCAAGGGGTAGATGAGGATTCATCGCGCTTGGCATTTGAAACGAGGCCCACTCGGGATACGCGGGGTCACCACCGCGTTTGAATAGTTCGTAGAAATAGTTCATGCCGCTGGGGGTGCTGATGAACCACGCCGCGCCGCGATAATCGGTCAGAGTTGGGCTGATGGACTGTTCCCAGATGTTTTTGAGGTTTCGCGCATGCGCGGCCTCGTCAACTACTATACAGTGGTATTTGCGGCCTCGACCGGCGTTGTTGTCCTCGAGTGTCCAGAACTCTATTTTCCCGCCGGTGATGAGTTCAATACGCATTTCGGTTTTGTTTGAACGCCGTATGACGGGGTTCAGCGTGTACTCGAAATCGTTCCAGGCCTCCATTAGCAGCTTGTAGGTGGGTGCGAAAAATCCCACAGAAGCGCCGTCTATTGCGCCACCCTCCGCTAACGCCAGCCACTCGATGGCCAGCAGGGTTTTGCCGAATCTCCGACCGGCTGCGACGACCTTGAACCGCGCCGGGTTCTCAAGAATCATCTGCTGGCCCTGGTGGAGGTTGGGGGGTGGGATTTTGATGTGTAGTTTCATTCTGCATTCCACAATTTTTTGGCTATTTCCAAATCCATGGTTGGGCCTACATATTCAAAGGTGGCGCGCAATCGATTTGCTAATACACCCCGTTCTATAAATGTTCTGTTTCTTGATTTTTTTTTCGTATTCATTCCAGTCATCATTCTACTTTTACAATTAGGTTCTTTTTTCATGTCCCAGTGCGGAGATTTTGCACGTGCTCGAATCATGGCTGGATGGCTGGTAATGCTGATGTAGCGATAGCCCAATGCTCGACAGATTGCGCCAAGAACTTCTGAAAACGCATTGCCAATTCCCACACCCTGAAAATCAGGCAAGCATACTATTCTGTGTTCTCTCCAAAAATTTTTCACAATATGATGAGGAAAAGGACAAATTGCGCCAAATACCGCGGGCGTTTCATCAATAAAACCAACAAAACAACGACTCGCATTATTGAGCTTCTCACTCAAATAGTGATGACCCTTGAAAAACTCCCAAGCGCTTTTATCAACGCGCCTGATCGTGATTTCAATTTTTGGCCTTCCTCGAAGGCACCTCCGTGTCATTTTGTTGATGTGTGGTTCATAAATCCAGTCCGGATCAAGCCAATCGATAACATCGTAATGACATGTAATCGCAACAAACTTTTTGCCAGCGCGACGAATCATTTTTGCTATTGCAGCACTGCCAATTTTCGCCACCCGACGATCCACAACGCTGGTAAACTCGTCAACGACGGCAATATCTTTAATTTCAGCAATGATGCGTGCAAGGTTTACTCGGAATTTTTCTCCGTTTGATAGCACGTGATACGGCTTGAGCCACGATGGTGGAGAGGAAAATCCCACCGACGATAGAATTTCAACGATTTCTTTTGTAGTTAGATTTTTATCAAATCCATCTAGTACACTTTTATCCCTCGGCCATTCTGCGTTTTCCTCTCTCAATCGGTCACCAAATATTTCGCGTGCGACAGTCGTTTTTCCTGCGCCGCTGGGGCCAACAATCAGGCC